AACAAACCTCTTGTGTTTGTATACTGTATGTGCTTGTTTCGATATATTCATTATATTTCTTTCTGTAGCATTGACAGGTGTAAAACTAAACGGCTGTGTAGCATAGCTATCTGCTCCGCTTCTTGTAGACGTGAAAAACTCCCCTGTTACATCCCATTGATCGTCGTTTGGACGGATCACGGCGACATGTATCACACCTGCTCCTATTCCACCTGCTACTTGTGTAGCTACGATTTTTATCGAGATAGCTGTGACGTCGATGAAACTTCTTTGTCTTGCTGCTATTTTGGACCTGTCTAGTATACTTGCATTTACTAGTAAATCTTGAGTAGTTAGTGTTGATGGACTTAAAGCTACGGTTTGGTTGTATTCTGCAAAAACAACGGGTGCTAGTTTTCCGTTGATACGGTTTGTACCACGATTCGTTGCGCGTCTCGCGCTTCTGGACCGGCGTCGTCTTGTTAAACGAGACCGTTTTCTTGGCCGGCGTGGGCTTCTCATCGGGCTTCTCGACCGTTTGTATATTGCTCTAGTTGTGGCGCGTGTGCGTCCTCTTATTCCTCTCCAAACACGTTGTATTGTATTTGCAGCGGCGTTCTCAATGGAGTCGGTAACGGCAGCTCCTAACGATGTCAATGCTTGCGTACCGTATCGTGATACGACTGGTGTAACCCAACCGCTCATATTTATGACCAAAGGCCCATTATTACCCTTTGGTCACTTCTGTGCCACAACACGATGTCGTCTGCTCGTTCTCGCCGTTGGTGTTTTACCATAAACAATTGGAACGATGAGCATATTCAGCGGCTCCTCGAACTCCAGTATGTGTTCCTCATATACGGACGAGAACTCGCCCCTACCACAGGAACCCCTCACCTCCAAGGTTATGTCGTTCTATCGGATCCTGGACGATTGTCTACACTCCGTACTTTCGTGGGAGGAGGACACTGGTCGATTACTCGATCGGATTCTCGCGAAGCTGCAGCTTATTGCCGAAAAGATGGAGACTTTGATCAACACGGAGCCGAGCCTCCTGGACGAGGTAAGCGCAAGGACATCGATCGTATCATTGAATGGCTCGACGAGTTTATTGCCGACAATGGCCGCGCCCCGACCCAGAGAGAGATTGCCGTCCACCAACCAATCGCCATGCTCCGTTACCGAAACTTCCATGAACTCGCCCAACTTCGAGCACCTCCGATCACTCTGGTCACCGATGGAGAACCCAACGAGTGGCAATCCGAACTCATCCAGTACTTAGATGATGAAGCCGACCCTCGTAAGATTCGCTTTTACATTGACGAAGACGGTGGTAAGGGAAAGACTTGGTTTCAGGATTATTGTTTCAGTGAATGGCCCGATCGTACTCAGTTGTTGTCTGTTGGCAAGATTGCTGATCTTGCATGTGCTATTGAATCTGACAAGGATATTTTTCTGTTCAATATTGGCAGGGACTGTATGCAGTATCTCCAGTATCCCATCTTGGAGTCTTTGAAGGATCGTAAGATATTCTCTCCCAAGTATCAGAGTCGTATGAAACTTTTGGACAAACGTCCTCATGTTATTGTGTTCTGTAACGAACAGCCTGATCTAACGAAACTCACAGGAGATAGATACGAATTAATTAATATGTAACGACAATTAAACCTAAACACGAGGGCCGCCCCTCTCTTAATTGTCGGCTCGCCAAACATTTGCGATGTTTGGCCTCTTCATCCCGGGCCAAACATTTCGCAAATGTTTGTCGACACGCCAAGTGCGAGGGTCGCAGCCCGGATCTCCACATGCCTCACACTTGAACATCCAATATAGACTCTCCGCCCCCGGCGGCATTACATCTGAGGTTTTAGATACACTTTTGTATAGATATCGAATTTTGTATCGGCTACCGTAAGCCCATCGGCTTTTAGCGGTGATACCCAATAGACTAAATATAATCTGTCTGTAGCGATATTATCTGTTGTCTTGGAGAATTGGAATCGCCTTTTGATAGGTACATACATCTTAATGTATTTACACGATCCTTGGTTCATAGTAGGATATGGCGAAGTATTTGCTGTCGTTGTGAATCCTGGTGCTACAACAAACCTCTTGTGTTTGTATACTGTATGTGCTTGTTTCGATATATTCATTATATTTCTTTCTGTAGCATTGACAGGTGTAAAACTAAACGGCTGTGTAGCATAGCTATCTGCTCCGCTT